GTGGGTATATATCGCTATATTTTGGATTTAGGCTGATTAGTTTTATCTTATTCTGCGGCAAAAACTCAACCCTTTTTATATAAACGACATCGTCCATCCTAACGATATAAACGCCAGCGATACGCACAAAATTATCTCTGCCTGCTACCATATCAGCAATAGCCCAGTCACCCTCGTAAAAATCAGGCTCCATGCTATCGCCTACTACTTCAAAAATGCGTAAATTTTTGGTATCAAGCCCTTTTAGAAAAGCCTTATCAACTGCGATTTTACGCTCATCTTTTTGAAGCATAGCGAGATCATAAACGCCCTCGCTACCTGCACCTATACGCATTTCGGATTTTGGGAGAAATAACATATTTTTAGGGGCATAGTCTTGTGGGATAAAGTCGGCGTATTGTGAAAAATTAGTTTTTAGCTCTTTTTTTACTACGCCAGCGCGTTTTGCATATTCATCCTCAAAGAAATAGAGCATATCAACATCGCAGGCGTTGGCAATTTTTTCGAGTGTTTCCGTCTTTGGCTTTATAAGATCGTTTTCATATTGAGTTATCGACTCACGTCTTACTTCCACTATTTTGGATAGTTGTAGTTGAGTAAGCTTTTTTGCTTGTCTTGCTTTTCTAATTTTACCACCAAGTGTCATTTTTCTAACCTTTCCTAAAATGTAAATAATACTCAATAAAATGTTAAAAATATTTACATATTTAAGCTTCTTATAATGTAAATTTTTTTAACATAAGCCTATGAAAACAAAAAAAATAAAATTAATTGACGTTGCCAAAGCAACAAATAAAACTCATGCATCGGTTAGTTTTTGGCTAAGCGGAGGCTCAAAACCAACTATAACCGACGTTGAAATCATGGATAAGCAGTTTGGCATTCCGCCTAATGCTTGGTATGACATAACTTCTTACGTTGTAAATAATAGCAAACGTTTTGGTAATCTTAAAATATTACGAAAGGCTCACAATGGTAACGCCTAAGTATGATATTAGCAAAGCATTCAAATTGTCTAATCAAAACATCGCAAATATCGTGAAAATACAGAATAGAAAGGGTTTTAGAAACGATAGCGAAGTGATTAGATTTTGCCTTGATATGGTCAGCGTTTTGATCGACAAAGAATTAGAAACACAAGTAATCGCCAAGCTTTTGGAAAGCTCTGCAAACGAGAAAGGATAACAAATGGTAGCAAGTAACAGCCTAGAGGCATATAACAAAATAAAACCTGAGCTAAGCGGCAAACGTAGAGCCGTATATGAAATGTTTTGCCAGCACAAAGAGGGTGCGACAAGGCAAGAAATAGCACGCTGGTACAACGTAGCGATAAACAGCGTCTGCGGACGTGTCAATGAACTAGTAGAGCGTGGCTATTTGATAGAGATCGGATCAAAAAAAGACATGATAAGTGGGTGTAGCACGTCAATATTAAAGCCCACTGAAAGGATAGCGTAATGGATAATCCATTATATCTTTTAGTGGCTCTTTGTGTTATGGCGATACTTGACACATTTATTGAAATTTGGAAAGGGTTGAGATGAGCATAAGAATAATGAGCCAAGTTTGGAATATGGAAATTGACGATAGCACTGCAAAATTGACACTTATGGCTTTGGCTGACTTTTCAGACGATGAGGGCTATTGCTACCCTAGTTATGAAGTTTTAGCTAAGAAAATATCAAAATCAAAAAGAACAGCGATAAGAGCAGTTGAGAAATTAACCGAGCTTGGATTTTTACAAAAAGAAAAAAGAGAATTAAAAGACGGAACAAGTAGTGCAAATCTATACAAAATTTTAAGCGAAAATGAGAGGGTGACACAGACGCACCCTAGGGTGACAAACGAAAAAGAGAGGGTGACAAGTATGACACTACCTAGTGACACATATGACACCCCTAGGGTGACAAGTATGACACCGTGTAGTGACAAGGGTGTCACCCCTATTAATATAACCACCAATAGAACCGTCAATAGAACCATCAAAGAACCGTCAATTAACCCCCTACCCCCTAAGGGCGTTTTGCTACCTGACTTCATTGATCCAAATCTTTGGCAAGAATATCTAGCTTACAAAAAAGAACGACGAGAAAAATTAAGCTCTAAGGGTATCGAGATGAAATTTAGCGAGTGGGCTAAATGGGCGAGCGAGGGCATAGACGTAAACGAGTGCCTAAGAGAAGCAATGCGTAACGAGTGGCAAGGGGTATTTCCGCCAAAGCCAACCTATAAAGCAAAGGCGACTAGTGGCACGCAAGGCGTAAGCGATGATAACCCTCACGGACTAAAACAAGGCACGCTAAACACAATGGCGGCGTTTAAGGAGCTAGCTAAAGAAATGATAAAAAATGGGCAAGGTGACTTAGTAGGAGATTTTCAATGACGATACAAGAATTTTACGGCGTATTTATGCCGACGGTGGAGTATTACGGAGCGAATTTAAGCAAAGCCGTGATCGCACTTTATTTTGAGGACCTAATGGACTACGAGGCGAGCGAATTAGCCGCGGCACTAAAACTAGTCAGACAAACGCGAAAATATCCTACGATGCCTACGTCTGCGGAAATTTTAGAAGCGCTTAACGGAGATGAGGGTGACAAAGCGCAAAAAGCTTTAGACGAGCTAGTTTACGCCATAGGGCGCTACGGACCTTATTGTAGCGTGTGCTTTAAGGATGGCGCGATAATGTCAGTAGTGCGTGCTAGGGGTGGCTGGGTAAAGGTTTGCAACCTAGAAGGGCAAGACTGGGAGAATTTTAAAAAGTGGGACTTTGCCAAGCTTTACAAGATTTACGCGAAAACCCCACAAATTTGTCCTGATTATCTAATCGGCGAGAGTGAGGCGAATAACAGCTTTAACGGCGTAGGCGGAAACGAGCCAGTATATTTTATCGGTGGAGATAACGACGGCAAGTTTATGGATGTGGCTAAATTTAAAGCCCTAGCTGAGCAAAAATCACCTATTAAGGCGATATTAACGGGCGTGATAAAAAGGATTGGGGCGTGAGATGAAAGTTTTAAATCTTTTTGCAGGGCTTGGTGGTAACCGCAAGTATTGGGATGATGTGGCAAGAGAAAAAGGCGTAAGTATAGAAGTAACAGCCGTTGAGTTTGATCCTGAAATAGCAAAGGCTTATACAAAACGTTATCCAAACGACAACGTGATAGTAGGTGATGCTTGGGATTATGCTGCTAAAAATTACTTAGATTTTGATTTTATATGGGCGTCTCCGCCTTGCCAAACTCATAGTAGGTTAAATACTGGCAACAATTTACGTTGGCAACATACTAGAAAATTGCCTGATTTTAGACTTTATGAGCTTATATCGTATCTTA